AGCGTTCATTCGAAGAAGAGACCAAGCTTTCTGGCTTCTCAGCCGCACCTGTCAAGAACGAGGGCTCAGCCATCGCTTACGACAATGCACAAGAAGCATGGTCAACTCGATACACACACGAAACCATCGCCTTGGGTTTCTCAATCACTGAAGAAGCGATTGAAGATAACTTGTACGACAGCTTGTCTGCTCGTTACACCAAGTCATTGGCTCGTGCTATGGCTTACACCAAGCAAGTTAAGGCTGCTGCAGTCTTGAACAACGGCTTCTCATCTAGCTACCCCGGTGGCGATGGTGTGTCTTTGTTTAACACAGCTCACCCCTTGATCTCTGGTGGCGTTAACAGCAACACTCCCTCTACACAAGCTGACTTGAACGAGACTTCTTTGGAAGCCGCCGTTATTCAAATCGCTGCTTGGACAGACGAGCGTGGTTTGCTGATTGCTGCTAAGCCTAAGAAGTTGATTGTTCCTCCAGCTTTGATGTTCACGGCCAAGCGCCTGTTGGACACTGAGCTGCGTGTAGCTACTGCTGATAACGACATCAACGCGTTGAAGCAAATGGGCGCAATCCCTGAAGGTTACACAGTCAACCACTTCTTGACTGACACAAACGGTTGGTTCTTGACAACTGACGTGCCTAACGGTCTGAAGCACTTCGTTCGTACACCGCTGCAAAACAGCATGGACGGCGACTTCGACACAGGTAACGTTCGCTATAAGGCTCGTGAGCGTTATAGCTTCGGCTGGTCAGACCCACTGGGTATGTTTGGTTCTTCAGGTTCGACCTGATAAAAAGTGAAGAGGGGGCCTTGTGCCCCCTTTTCTTTTGGTGTATATTGGCTTCATTCCGGGGTTTTCCGGTGCATTAGACAGTCCCGGCTGACGACATACAGACTAATGCACTTCACTTGTATGTAAGGACACATCATGGCAACCACCACGTTCTCCGGCCCAGTCGTATCTAACAACGGCTTTGATACGGGCACTTCAGCTTCCCCCCTTGCTGTAACTACAGCGCAAAACGTTAATGCTGCATTTGCTACAACATCTGCTACTACTGGCGATACACGTTTAAGTTACAACAGACTGACCTTTACCTCCACAGGTTCAGGCGAAACGTTCCGTGCTTTGACCCGAGTGACAGGCACTAACGGCGCTACAGGCGGCACAATCAACGGTGCTCACATCTCCACTTCAATCAACACAGGCGGCACGATTTCTGGTGCGGCTAACGCTATTCGTGCAACCTTGGGAGGCTCCGTAGCTTCTCCCGGCGGTACTTTGGCTGTTCTGCAGTTGGATACAGATTATTCTGTTAACGCTACTTTGCCCGGCACAGCTTCGTTTATTCGCGTGACTGACAGCGGCGCAAACACAGGTGAAGTTCCTTTGTTGATGAACATTGAAACAGCACCCGCTGCTACGATTGCGCCTACAGCAACCAGCGTTACTACTGTAGCCAAAGCAATCAAAGTGATGATTGGCGGCACTGTGTACTACGTTCCTGCGTACTCGACCTTTGCATAATGCAGATCACCAAGGAATTCTTGGAGTCTGAGATTAGTGAACTTGAGACTGAAGCCCAAAAAGCCCAAACCTTTTTAACTCAGGCTCAAGCCACAATCCAAGCGTACAAGATGCTCATAAACAGGCTAGACGCACCGGAATTGGAGCAAAAAAATGACGATGCAATATGACGTTAAACAAGGGCACCTAAACCAAAGTGGTTTTTTTGTGCTTGGGCGCAACCGTGTAAAAGGCGTTTCTTTTTATGGTGGCGGCGGAACTTTAGTTTTGTTTGACACAACCACAGCCCCAGTAACTTCAAGCGTAACTTATGGTCGTACCGGCACGTTAGTTACTGTAGCTAAAACTGCGCACGGGTTAACAACCGGCACTGTTGTCGGTATTCACTTTGCTGCTGGTTCAGGCGGAGCCGCTACTGATGGTAATTACGTAATTACTGTAACGACCGCAGATGCCTTTACGATTACAGACATTAACACTGGGAATATTACAGGTTCTCCAGCAGCGCTTTATGTTAGCGGCCCAAGTCGTTGGTTAATAACTTATGAAACTCACGCATCAGACGAATTCCAAAATGCCCCCCTTATTCCCGGCGAAGGCGTATTAGCAGTAAATGGAATTTACGCTTATATGAGCGGTATTGACGGAGCTCAGGTCTATTATGGCTAAGAGTCCAGCATGGCAGAGGAAAGAAGGCAAGAACCCCAAGGGTGGCTTGAATGCCAAGGGACGCGCCTCCGCGAAAAAGCAAGGCATGAACTTGAAACCTCCCCAGCCAGAAGGCGGCTCCCGCAAAGACTCTTTTTGTGCGAGGATGGAAGGGATGAAAAAGAAATTGACGTCCCCAAAGACCGCCAAAGACCCAGACTCACGCATAAACAAATCACTTAGAGCTTGGAAATGCTGAAATGGAACTAATGGTTTGGAACGTCATACTCTCCTTTGCATCAGCACTGCTGATGTTCTGGGTGAAGGTGTCTCACGATGAAGTAAAGCGCCTCAGTATTCTTTTAAGCAAAACTCGTGAAGAGAATGCTGAAAAGTTTGTGACCAAGTCTGACGTACACAACGACATCAACCGCGTATTAGCACGTCTTGACCGCTTAGAAAGCAAGATAGACGACTTTATGAAGGAGCAACGAAGTGCCCTCGGTTAGCGCAAAACAAAAAAAATTCATGGATGCTTCGGCTCACAACCCAGCGTTTGCTAAAGCATCTGGTGTTCCTGTAAAAGTTGCAAAAGAGTTTAGTGAGAAAAGCAAGGGAATGAAGTTTGGCAAAGACGCTGACACGTCTCGTGCTGACCTTCAAAAGATTAACAAACCAAAGACACTTCATGGCAAGATGTCAGTAATGAAAGGCGGCGGTATGGCAGAGTCTAAAGCGATGGTAAAGAAAGAAGTTAGCTTCATGAAAAAAGCTGGCGCACCCAAATCAATGGTTAAACACGAGGAGTCTGAAATGAAGAAAATGGCAAAAGGCGGTAGCGCCGGTAACGGTATCACTACAGCCAAAATGGGCGCTGTTAAATCTGGCGGCAACAAAGGTAAGGGCGAGCACGCCATCCAATCAAAAGGCTTGTCAAAGGGCACAATGGTTACGATGAAGGGCAGCAAGCCTCTGGGTATGAAAAAGGGCGGTAAGGCCATGGCTTACGGCGGCAAAGCCTGCTAAGGAGCTAATCATGCCAATGACCCCTGCAGCAGCTAAAAAATACAAGCCTCGGCGTACGCCTGAGTCTTTGGACGAAGTTATCTACCCTGAAACTCGTGCAAAAATGCAAGAGGCTAAGGCGGACGTTGCCGACACCAAAGATACTGAAGCTGCTACTGAAACCTACAACAAAATCGTAGGTAAAAAAGGTGGTGGCACAGCTTCAAGCCGTGCTGACGGTATTGCCACACGTGGTAAAACTAACTGCAAAATTTGCTAAGGTGAAATCATGATGGCATCCCGTGGTATGGGGGACATAAACCCCAGCAAAATGCCAAGTGCGAAACGTAAGTCTCGCAGGGATGACACTGACTTCACTCAGTATGCGGATGGTGGTAAAGTAAACGCTGCTGGTAATTACACAAAACCCAGTCTTCGCAAGAGGATTGTGTCTCAAGTAAAAGCCGCAGCGACGCAAGGTACAGGTGCAGGGCAGTGGTCAGCACGTAAAGCTCAGCTTGTTGCTAAGAAGTACAAGGCAGCGGGCGGGGGGTATCGAGATTGAAAGCGCCTCAGAAATCATTGAAGGACTGGGGCGACCAAAAATGGAGAACCAAAAGTGGCAAACGCTCTTCTGACACGGGTGAAAGATATCTTCCAAGCGCTGCGATCAAAAGTCTCAGCCCTGCTGAGTACGCTGCGACGACCAAAGCCAAGCGGACAGGAAAAGCCGCCGGAAAACAATTCGTAGCCCAACCAAAAAAGATCGCAAAGAAAACAGCAGGCTTTAGATAATGGCAATTACTTCTGGCGCATCAAACTTCAATCTCCAACTCGATGAATTAGTCGAGGAGGCGTTTGAACGCGCCGGTGGTGAACTGCGTACTGGTTATGACCTGCGCACTGCTCGCCGCAGTTTGAACATCATGTTTGCAGATTGGGCCAATCGCGGCATCAATATGTGGACGATTGAGCAGGGTGAGATTACTCTGGTTCAGGGCCAAAACACGTACGCTTTGCCGGATGACACGGTGGATTTGATTGAACATGTGATCCGCACAAGCGCCAACATCCAGAATAATCAGGCCGACCTGACAATCACACGTATTAGTGTTTCTACTTACGCTACGATCCCCAACAAGATTCAACAAGCCCGGCCTATTCAGGTCTGGATTCAGCGCTTCAACGGACAGAATTCCCCGATTGCAGCCACACTTACAACGACCATTACATCTACTAGCACTGAGATTGTGCTGAACGACGTGACGGGTCTTCCCTCCACGGGCTTTATTAAGATTGATGACGAGATCATCAATTACGGCTACATCACACAGAACACAAACTCTAAGACCGGTACGCTCTACAACTGCTTCCGTGGTCAGCAAGAAACTATTGCCGTGGCCCATACCGCTGCAGCTACTGTGTATTGGGCTCAGGTTCCCGCTGTTACGGTTTGGCCGACTCCAGATTCAGCGCAGCAATATACGTTTGTTTATTGGCGCTTGCGTCGCACGCAGGATGCGGGTGGTGGTGTGAACGTGATGGACATTCCGTTTAGATTTATCCCCTGTTTAGCTGCTGGCTTGGCGTATTACATTGCTATGAAGATACCTACAGGTTCTGAGCGCTTACCGGTGCTAAAGCAACAATATGATGAAGCTTGGCAGTTAGCGGCTGATGAAGATCGGGAGAAAGCCTCAGTGCGGTTTGTGCCTCGTCAGCAATACATTGGAGGCACCTGATGGGTAATCGGTTTGCTTCTGGTAAATGGGCTATTGCGCAGTGCGACCGTTGCGATCAGCGGTTTAAGTTAAAGGTGTTGCGTAAAGAGATCATCAAGACGAAGAACTACGACTTATTGGTTTGCCCTGAGTGCTGGGATCCAGATCAACCGCAGTTGCAACTGGGTATGTATCCGGTTGATGACCCACAAGGTTTGAGAAATCCTCGCCCCGATCGAAGCTATTATCAGTCTGGTTTGAGCGGGTTGCAGCTTACGAATACCAACAGCACAGCAGCAAATGCCAATGGTTTTCCAGAGCAAGGTAGTCGAGTCTTTCAATGGGGATGGAACCCCGTTGGTGGGGCCAGATTTTTTGATACTGCTTTAACACCAAACTACTTGGTTTTATTTGCAGAAGTTGGTACAGTAACGATACAAATAGGAGCCTGAAATGGACGCAAAGAAAGCACTTAAAGCACACATGGCCAAGGGCATGAAATCCGCACATCCCGATGCTGCGGTTAAAAACATGCGAGCCGGTGGTAAAACAAACAGCGACATGCTGAAGATGGGCCGTGGTTTGGCTAAAATTGCCAACCAGATGAGCCCCGGTCGTCGCTCTGGTCGTGGAGGTTAATCATGGCTACAAAAATCTACCGTCAACCTAAACCTGCTCCTATCCAAGAAGCCGGTGTTGAAGACAACGCTAAATACTTGAGAGAAACTCCTACTAACGTAGCTAACTCTCGTAGCCAAGGCTATAAGCCCACCAAAACATCGGGCATTAAAATGCGCGGTACAGGTGCGGCTACTAAAGGTCTGATGTCTAGAGGCCCAATGGCATGAATTACACCGCACTCAGCGCTGCTATTCAAGCGTACACGGAGAATACCGAAGCGGGTTTTGTCGCTGAGATACCCGTGTTCGTTCAGCAGGCTGAGCAGCGTATTTACAACA